CGGGGCAACCCGTGGTCCTGCGATCAAGTGCGGCTAGTGGTACTTCGGCACGAAGGCCACCAGGCCGCAGGCTAGGCCCGTAGGCCGCACCGAACGGCCCGAGCCGACCAAAGCCCCGACCAGAGGCCCCGTAGCGCAACGGGGCCTTTTTCGTTGGCTCGGCACTACATTAACGCATGGACACTACAAACGTTTGGAAGTTAGAACCCAATAGCAAAGACTGGACACACTGCGGGCTCAAGTGCAATCTGCGGCGCGGGCCTGGCGGTCACTGGTGCGGCTATGTCGGCATACCCGATACGCACCCGCTACACGGCCGGGATGACACGGACGACAAGGTAAGACGGCTAGCCGTTCATGGTGGCGTTACCTATGCGGACCGATATTCCATGAGCGAGGAAAAGAAAACCGATCTATGGTGGTTCGGGTTCGATTGCGCCCATTGCGACGACTTGCGGCCCGAGCACGCGGAGGAAGGCTACTATGCCACGGGAAAGACCTACCGCACTTTTGAGTATGCCGAAGCCGAGACGGAGGGGCTTGCGGTACAGTTAAGCGAGATAAGGGTTAGCCCCTGCCCATGCTGCGCCCGTGAATACTAAAAGCCGGGTGTCTATATACCCGCATGAGTACCTTTCAAGACAATTTCAAGGCCAGAGAGCGGCGCGAGCGCGTTGCCACTTGCTGGCAGCTACGCAAGGAAGGCAACGAGCCGGCCGCTATTGCCGAGCAAATGGGCCTTACCGTGGCACTCGTGCGCACCTACCTAGCCGAAGCTATCGCAGTGTGGAAGGCCGCGTATGAGGCAGAGGCCCGCGACCTCGCACTATTGGACCTCGCCCGGACCGAGGAAGTTATCCGCTATAGCTGGCCGAAGGTTAGGCAGGGTAACGACAAGGCCGCGCAAGTGGTCCTGCGTGCGCTGGAACGCCGCGCCCGTATGCTCGGGATCGACAAGGCCACCAGGGTAGAAGTAGCCAACGGCGCGAGCCTGGCAGAGATCCGGGCCAAGCTGACGGCCGCACTCCCGGAAGGGATCGGCCCCGTATCGTTCATGCCCGGGCCCGTGCCGGAAGTCCCTTGCACGGACGAAAGCCTACTCCCCGATCGCAATCAAGTAACCATCGACGGCGACGACGGCGACCAGGCCGACGAGGACGAAAGCCTAGACTATCGGCCCGGCAAGCTATAAGGGGGGCCGTTGGACCGTGACCTAATACGCAAAGCGCTGGCCTCCAATGACCCCGAGCTAATGCGGCTGGCCTACTCCCTTCTAACGCATCCGCTCACTTCCTTCGCACCCCGACCGGACAACGCGGAACTACTTGACCAGCAAGCAAGCTTTTACGCGGATCGGTTTCCCGGCATTGCCTGCGTTCTCGCGGGCAACGGGGCCGGCAAGTCCTTCGCGGGCGCGGCTAAGGTTGCAGCCTTCCTAGAGCATACCCCGCCCCCCGAACGACATACGCCATTCTGGATTCTCAGTCAGACTATGGACGTTGTGAGCGGCAATTGCTGGGGCCAGAATCTAAGGCTATTCATCCCGCCCGAGCGCATCGAGTCTATCGCGTGGTATCGGGAAGCGAGCGGTAAGCCCCGCACCGTGGTACTCAAGCCGCACGCCAACGGGGGAAATTACGTTCTCGAATTCAAGAGTTACGATCAGGGCCGGCAAGCCTTGCAAGCCGCTAATATCGTCGGCTTCTGGCTAGACGAACAATGCCCGATGGACCTACTTAACGAAGTGTTAGCCCGTACCCGAAAATGGGCCTACCCCGGCAGCAAGGTATACACCTTAACGCCGATGATGCCGGACATCGACCTAGAGGACCGTTATAACTTCCCGGAAGATTTCCCCGGCTGGCGGTTCTACCGTCTCAACACCCGATGTAACTTAACGCTTGACCCGGAATACGTCCGGCGAATCGAGGAGAACGAAACGCCCGCGTTAGTCGAGACTCGGCTTACCGGGGCATTCTCCGTGTACGAAGGCTTGATATTCCCGAGCTTCCTGGCGCACGGCCACATTATCGAGCCGTTCGAGATTGACCCGCGCTGGTTAAGAGTTAGGGGCCTGGATACCGGCTTTGAACATCCGACGGCTTGCTTGTGGGCAGCCATCGACCCGGCCACGGGCCGCTATTACATCTACCGCGAATACGCGAAGGCCCGCCGCGATATGCAAGATCACATAGCGGCAATCAACGGCCCGACCGAAGGCCACAACCCGGAAGCCTGGAAAGACGTAAGGTTACACGGGGCCACCTACGCGGACCCGGCGAACAAGCAGATACTTAATGAATTCGCTTTACTCGGGCTTAGTACCGTTCCGGCACAAAAGGACGTAGAGGCCAGTTTCGCCACTATCCGCAGTCTGCTACGGCCGACCGACGGCGACGGGCAACCCTTGCTCAAGATATTCTCAACTTGCCCTATGCTCATTCAGCAATTGCGTACCTACGTCTACGACCCCGTGACTAGACGCCCGGTCAAGGAAACCGACAAGCGGGCTTTCGATCTCGTTGATTGTTTAAGGTACTTAACGCTTAACCATCAACTCGGGACCGTCAAGCCGAAGCCTTACACGGCCCCGGCTCGGAAAGTTAGCCCGGTGTAACTATTTTACTGCATGGACAATATCAATACCGATTGGGTTAAGCGGCTGTACGACTGTGACGACGACAGCCGACCTTCTATGATTAGCGACTATGGGCCCCTGCTCAACGCTTTGCGTGGTCAAATCATTATCAAGATTGATGACCACGACTACCAGGGAGACAGCTACCTTTTGTATAATGGCTACGACGGCAATAACCATTATGGCATCCTGATATTCGGGTGGGGCAGTTGTTCCGGGTGTGATGCGTTACTGTCCTGCGACACTTGGGAAGAAGTAGAAACCTTACGCAAACATTTAGAAGCTTCCGTGAAATGGGGCACGAAGGCCGAAACGCTTGCATACCTGAAAGACCACGATTGGCAAGGGGATGCGCTCGGGCGCTCGGCAGAATGCGAAGCCTTTCGCGCGGCAGCAATTGCATACCTGGAAGCCTTACAGCGTTAACAACAATTTCCGCAAGGCTTCCCCTAGATATGGCATGAAGTATCTAAGCATATCCGAAGCCGCACAGAAGTTAGGCGTTAAGACTTCCACCCTCCGCGATTGGGACCAGTCCGGTAAGTTCAAGGCCGCAAGCCGCAACACCGGGAACCATCGCCAGTATTCGCTAGAGCAAGTTAACCGCTACCTCGCGGGGGAATTGCAAAAGCGAATTGATAGCGTCACTATCCCCCCGTCGGGCCCCTCCGGGCCTAGCCGCGTTGACATTGTGAAATACCAGGCCGGCTTGTCCGATTCCCTTCCGGGGGCCGGTCAAGTCATCCTGCCACCCCCGCAGCAATATGCAGGCATCTACCAGGGGGGCCGATACTTCTACCTTAACCCCGATGAGGCTATTCGCAACTCGCGCGAGAATAGCCGCAACATGCTGCGAAGCCTTAACATTCAAGAGGCTTTGCAATCGCGCAGGCTGGCGGTAGCCGAGCTAGACGGACACGTTGAAGCAGAGGACCAGAGTAATAAGTATCAAACGCAAGTAGCGGAAGCCATACAGCGAACCATCGAGAGTTTGCCAAACCTATTAAAGCTTAAAAACGCTCTTTTATGGGCGATATGGCACGGCCGCTACGGCGTTCAGTTAACGTACAAGTGGAAGTATGACCGCCAGTTAATGCGGAAGATACTTACCCCCGTGGCATGGACCCCGGTACACGGCGACAGCCTTGAATACAAGTTTGACGGCCGGCTAGGTATCCTAATCTCTTCATCGTGGGCCTACGGGGAGACGGGCCTACGCGACCTCCCGCAAGATCACATACAGCCGACCGACAAGGGCCGGGCCTACGTTCTCGACATGAGGGAGCGCGAGGCTTTCGTCATCCACGCGCACGACATCCTAGCCGGCGACTACTTCGAGCCGGAAGCGGCCGGCAGCGTTCACGGCCTGGGCCTGCGTACCTGGGTTTATTGGAACTGGTTGATAGCTCGGGAAGTG